AAGAGAGAAGGGAGGAGAAGAGGAGAACTGTTCACCTATGTTATATTAACGTATCGCAATCTCTCGGCGTAAATGAGTGGAACTTATGACAGATGAAATCACGACTGCTGACTCTGGGGCAGACCAAATACCAGTGGACAATACTAATATATCCGTAACGGATTTTGCAAATCGCCGATTGGGGCAGATGAAGGCTCAACAAAATGTTGAGACAGAATCAGAACCAGTTGCCGAAGAGACAACGGAAGAGACACCCGAAGAGGTCGTTGAGGAGACTGAGGAAACTCAAGAAGCTCAAGAGGTCGAAGAAGGTGAACCAGAAGTTGAATCAACATCCGAGGATGTTCTTTCACAGATTGATTTGGACAACGCGTCCGAAGAAGAATTACGGGAACTAGCTGATAAGTTAGGCAGTAAAGCTGTAGCTCGTTTTGGGGAACTTACCGCAAGGCGAAAGGCTGCAGAAGAAAAGCTGGCTAAACTAGAGGCTTCGCTTCAACAGCGAGATCCCCTTGAGTCAAAAAAGAAAGTAGAAAATAACCCATTTGGGGATTTAGATTCTATCGAGAGCCTTCAAGCTAAGGCCGAAGAGGTAGAGCAAATAGTCAACTGGGCTGAGGACCTTCTTTTTGAAGGTGCTGACTATGCGGCTGACGATGTCATTACTGAGATCGAAGGCAAAGAGATGACCAAGGCAGAAGTTCGTAAATCTTTACTACAGGCGCGCAAGGCTCAAAAAACCTTTCTTCCTGATCAACTTTCTAAAATACAAGCCAAAGAAACGGCTGCAAATATGGAAGTTGCTTTCAAACAGAGAGCGAAAGAAGAGCTATCCTGGCTAGAAGGTGAAGACAATGATGTACGCAAACAATACGAAGCTACAGTGAACGATGCTCGTTTTCAAAAGATGAAAGAGATCGTGGCAAAGGAAGCTCCGGATGTTGCGGGTCAACTAGATTACTGGTTCGCTCACGCAGCAAACAGTATCTATGGTCGTAAACCAGTAGCCGAAAGTAAGCCAAGCATGAAACTTACACCACCCAAGGGTGCGACAACAAGTAATGCAAATGCTTCTACGTCTCAATCAAGAACTGCAAAGGCACTCAAGGAACTGCAAAGTCAATTTCAAAAATCGGGTAACGCTCGTGATTTTGCCGCACTTAGAAAACTACAAATGGCCTCGCGCCGATAACTCATAATCATTAAATAAAATGGCATTCTCAAATACATTCGATACTACAAATACAGGATCGGCTGTCTCCAATCGTGAGGACTTGACTGATGTCTTGACCATTCTTGCGCCTGAAGAGACTCCTATCCTTTCGTCTGCTAATAAAGAACGTGCATCTGCAACTAATGTTGAGTGGACTGTTGACAGCCTTTCTGCACCTGTAACTGCAGGTATTTCGGAAGGTGCTGACGTTTCAGCATTCACGGACAAGTTTGCAAGTCGCGCTCGTCTTAACAATCGCATCCAAAAATTCCGTCGTGACTACATGGTTTCTGATCTGCAAGAAGCAGTTGATTCCGTAGGTCCTGCTAAAATCGCACAAGCTGAAGCTAAAGCTATCCGTGAACTAAAACGTGATGTCGAAGCTACACTTGCTGGAACTCAAGACAAAGCCACAGAAGATGGTGCTGGTACAGCAAATGCACTTCGTGGTCTTGGTGATTTCCTTGATTCTGCTGGTCCTTCTGACGTTCCCGCTGCTTATCGCACACCTGCTGATAGCATCTACACAACTACTGAAGCTAATGCTACGCCATTTAGCGAATCAGCACTTAACGACATCATCAGTTCTATCTTCCGTGTAACTGGTTCTGCTAACAACCTTATGCTTGTTGCTGACACTGGTCTACGCCGCGTAATAGCTGACTTTGCTCGTACAAGTGCAGGTGCAGCAGAACAAATTCGTTCTGTAAACTACGATGGCAACAGCGGTAGCATCAAGCTATCTGTTGACCTCTACGAGTCCGATCACGGTGTTGTTTCAATCGTTAACCAAAACCCTGACTGTGCGCCTAACTTCGGCGGTAACACAACAACAGGTTCTGGCTATATCGTCAATCCTGAGTACTACGGTGTTCATGAGCTTATCCCTATGGGAAGCACTCGCCTTCCAAATCTTGGTGGTGGCGAGCGTGGTTTTGTTGATTGCGCTTTGACCCTTGGTGTTTATCACCCAGGCGCACACGGTGTTATCCAAGACGTAACCTAAACTAAAGGAGATATACCAATATGGCTAAATTAACAGTAAACGAAGCCGGTACTTCTGGCTACACTCACGTCATATCACTTAGCTTCTCTGATCTAAATGATATTAAGACAGGAACTAATCCATTCACAGGAGAGTCTCTTAGCACTGCTACACAACTTCCTATTGCAACCATCCCTGCTGGTGGTGCTGTAGAGTTGGCTGGTGTTTTTGAGTCCACTGCACTTGCAGGTGCTACTGACATCACTCTTGATGTAGGCACAACAGGTGGTGATCCTGATGAGTTCATTGATGCTCTTGATGTTGATGCAATGTCTGCACCAGTATTTAATTCTGGTGATGGATTCACTGGCAATCAATCACAAGCTGTAGGATTCCAAGCTGAGACTTCAGTTCTTGCTGAAGTTAACGGAACTACAGGTGATTTGACTGCTGGTAACATTGTTATCGCATTACGTATCATTGACCTTGGTTCATTCGCGTAATAATTAATTCTAGTTGGGGGCTTCGGCCCCCGACTTTTAATTATGGACGTAATCATTCCTAAGTTAAAGCGGTACTCTGATGGAGAGATTGATCGTGCTTTTATGCGTGAAATCAAGAATGGCTTTAAATTAGAGCGTGAGACAGAACACAAAAGAGTTGCTGCGGCAGCCAAAGAAGCTAAGAAATTGAAGGGGACAGTTCACCCAGTTCTTGGCAAACCAGTTGCTAGTATTCCACCAAGAGAATACTTTCGACTAATTAAGAAGTACGGTCAAGATACCGTGCATTCTAAAGAATTTTTAAAGTACTACAATAAGAAGTTCCCAGAACTTAGCCCAAATAAAATCTAATGCAGACCAGAACCTATGGCGATCTTTTTAAGTTAATTCAATCCCTGGCTGGTGTTGGATCCTTTGCTCCTACGGAAGCAGATGATGTGGCTAATCTGATTAACCGCAGATTCTTACAAGCATTTAACGAGAGTCCAATCTGGCCTCGATACTTAGTTACTTCTGAGGAGCGTAACATTATTTCATTAAATATCAGCGGCCTAGGGGCAGGAACCTCATCGGACTCCTCGTCTGTAGTAAATGGAAACTATATTTTGCTCGGACAAGATGATGGAGCAAATGGAGCAGTAGCTGGAACTAATGTTTATTACAATGCTTCTTTAGGAACTTCTGATACAACTGTCATATACAAAAGAACAAGCACGAATCGGTGGGAAATAGAAGGCAGTGGTAATATTTCTATAAATTCAGATGGTACAATTTCTGTACAAGCAGGTTCTGGTGTTGCAGTTACACTTTTAGTAGAGGCTGATAGTCAAAAGAAAGATAACCCTTCTGAGGTTGATACTTGGACTTTAACAACTGCTAATCTATCTGGCACTCCATTAATTGTTGATAAACAACTAATTCCGTATGCACAGACAGGCAAAAATACTATTGGTAGTTTTAATCGCATTCATCGCAAAAAAGCATTTCTAAATCAGTCCGCTATTGAGTACGAGTTCTTTGTGGACTTCGATGGTGCTAATATTTTAAATATTACTAGTACAACTGACAACTCAGCGTTTGTTACGTACAAAAAGCAGTTCACTCCATTTACTGTAACAGGATCAGCCGTATCAGACTTTACCGGTAGCACAGTTGAGGTTCCTGCAGAGTTTTTTGCTTACCTTGCTCACGCAACCTATGCTGACTTCCTGCGTATGGACGGTCAGACCGACAAGGCACTTGCTGAAGAAAATACAGCCACCGTTGCCTTAGCCCTAGAACTAGAAAAGGTTGATATAATCTCTAATAACAATACCGTAAATAAGCGGTTCTCCACTTATGTAAATCGGCAGTCCCGATAATAACCCCCTGTGATATAATACACAACTATGGCAAGTTCAAGAAATAACGCACTGGAGTTTAGCTCCGTAGGTTCAATCGTAATCAATGCTGCTGACGGTGCAACCGCTGGTAAGTTTGGAGCTATTCAGTTCCTAAAGGATTCAACTCTCTCTGCACTAACAGCTACTAATGTAGAAAATTCTGCTGACCTCCTTACATCCTTTGGAGCAGGTACAATTATATATGGCAACTTTACTTCCGTAACCGTAAGTGGTGCTGGTAGCTTAGTGCAACTACACAGGGTCTAATATGCACATTAGCCTTGACTCAGCCCTGGGTCAGCAGAGAAGGCTGAACCAAGTAGGAGAGACTATCAGTTCGATAGCTGCTCCTACGGCAGCATACAGTCTCCGCAGTCTTACTGGTGGTGATCCCAAGGTTGTGCGTGTCCGCAGAGAAAGCGACAACAATGAACGGGACTTCACAGCGTCTGAGGTATCCTCTGGTGCATTGGTTGACTTTGTAAATACACAGGTAACAGCACCTCTGGACATACAGGCACTGACCGCAACGGGTCGTGATGGTGACTTCCTTATTGCCAAGGCCGCTTACTCACTGCGTAGTCTAGGGACACGCCAGGCTACTGTAACATCAAGTGGCGATACTGATGGCGATACATCAGGTAAATTTGTATGCCAAGTAAGAAGCGTAACAGGCGACATTAAATCATTTACAGCAGATGAGGTTAGTGACGGGACGCTTGTAGATTTTGTTTTAGGTAACACTAAATCTCTTTTAAACAGCAGGGCTTACTTCGATGGTTCAAATGATGAGGTTGATCTTACAAGTGACATTGATTTAACTGGAGATTTTTCAATTCAATTTTCATTAGTTGTTACTGTAAAAAATCAACGAATGCTAGGTAAAAAGTCTGTAATATTCCTAGCTGCGTCTGGTAACAATGAGATAGAAAGTTTTAAGGGTAATCTTGCTACTTCTGGTTTTACACTAAATTTAACTTCAAATTTAAAATACGGTGAAGAACACACTGTAAAATTTAAGCGAGTTTCTGGTAAGATTGGTATGTATAATGAAAGTGATACTTTAATTTCAAATGAAATTACTACTAGTGAAACTTTTACTGTTAACTCTTTTGGAAAAGCTAGAGGGCAGTTTGGAAAAGGAGTCATTCATAGTATAAGAATTGATACAAATGGCAACGGAACAATTAACCATAGCTATAACGGATACGGAAACACCCTTTCTGATTGGCAAGATTTAGTAGGAAGTAATAATGCTTCTGCTGTTAATGGAAGTCCTGCTCTGTTTACAGGACAAGACCAAGATGGCTTTGTTAAAACTTGGTATGACCAAAGTGTAACCACGCAAGCAGGAGATACAGCAACAGGTAATCACGTAACTCAAGCAACTGCTGCGAACCAACCTAAGATTGTAAGCTCTGGTTCTTTGCTAAATGAATTAGTATTTGATGGGTCAGATGACTTTCTTCAAACCACAGCTAACTTTGATGCGTTCGGATCCAATTCTTTAGCTTTCTTTACAGTAATGAATCCTAGTGATTTATCTGGCAATCCCCGTTTTTTAAACACTAGGTCTGCAACTCCAGGTATTGAATTTGTATCAACTACTAATCCAAGATTGTATTACAAAGATTCTGGAGGAACTGGAACAAATGGTGACACTCAAAGCGCAAGTCTTAGCACAGGCACTGAAGTTCTTTATACAAATCTTGTTGATAGAGATACTGATCAAATTGTTGAGGCATTTAAAAATGGTTCTTCAGTGACTATTAGTAGCCCAACTGACTTATCGTCTGTTGGCTCAGTCAATGCAGCTGAACTTACTATTGGTGCTAACAATTCTGGAGGTAATCTTTATAACGGCAAGACGAAAGAAATTATCATCTACGCATCTGACCAAACAGACAACCGAACAGCCATTGAAGCTAATATGGGTGAACACTACAGCATCTCTGGTATCCCTGCCTTTGATAACTCAGTAAACGGCTTTGTAGAGACTTGGTATGACCAGTCAGGTAATAGCTTGGATGCCGTGCAAGCAACGGCTGCGGAACAACCTAAGATTGTTGATGCTGGTTCATTATTGCCCGCTGGCGTTACCTTTGATGGAGGAGACACTCTAAGCGTTAGCGGAGAACCCGTAATTACGGCATCAAGTTCTGGAGTTTTTAGTGCATTTAGTGTCCAGACTGTAGCTACTAATGAAGCTGGATATATGTATGGAAACGCTGCATCACCTAACGGAGCTTCTGTTTATGCTTTAAGCTCATCTAAATTTGCTTTAACTAATAAAACTAGCATAAACTTTGATAATATACCAAGGTCATCTGGTCAAAACTTATTATCAGCCGTTTACAATAACGGGGACGCAGGGTTATTGGTAAATGGTGCTGGCACTATGACAGATGCTGGAACTTACGATTTCTCTGCTGGCACAGGTGACTTTGTTATAGGTAATCGAAATGGTGGCTCTGCCGCAGCAACATTTTTAATTGGTTCAATTAATGAGATTATTATCTATAATTCCAACCAATCAAGTAACCGCACGGCTCTTGAAACTGAAATTATTAGCCATTACGGAATATCATAATGCTTTACTTAATATACGCAAGCAAAGAAGCCGCCATTGAGCGAGCCGATGAAGAAGGCAAGGAGATTGGCTTTGATTACTGGATCGAAGACAACGGCATAGGCACACGCTGGCTTACCTACCCTGCCGAGACTATTGACCATACCTGGGCATTGGACGTAACGGATTACGACCTTGATGATTCCGAGAAGGCATCAACTGTTAATCACTACACACCCCTACCTGACCCTGACGAAGACTAAATGCTATGGATACTATGCTCAGAGGAACTGTAGGATCAACCGGATTCTTTGCCTGTCTTGGACTCCAAAGCATCAACGGTGTGGTTAGTTTGGTTGTTGGTATAATGACCTTTGTATTCTTAGGACTTTCTATTTATAAACTGCTAAAAGAACTCAAATGACAACAGAACTCATAGCAATGCTTGGAGGAGGAGCCTCTGGCTTTATCTTCAAACTGATTGGACAGTTAGTTTCTAATCAGCAAAGCACTGTAGACGCTATGATCAAGAAGCAAGCAGCCGCCGACGAAAGCCACCAGAAAGCCTCTACAAGGGGCGGCGAGTGGGTTAGGAGGGTCATAGTATGCACTGTCTTGTTTGCGGTCGTTGTAGCCCCCTTTTTGTTGGCTCACAGCCCAGAGGGAGTTACAGTGGGACAGGAGACATCTCACTTCTTTGGACTATTTAAGGGGATCAAGTATCAGACCCTAAACGGTTACCTTATACTACCAGAGGTTCGTCAAACAGTTCTAGCCATTGTTGGATTCTACTTCGGCTCCTCTACCATTAAATGAATGAAATTTTACAAATCATATCATCTCTCTGGCCTATCGCTATTGGCATTATTACCCTTATCATTGTGCTGGCTCGGATGCACTACAATATCGAAGCCCTAACAGAAAAGGTAAAAGTCCTTTTTGATTTTCACAATAAAAGAAAGAAATAATTATGAAGTGCTGCATCTGCAAAACTAAAGACAAATTTATCACTAAGGTAAAATCAATCGCATCCAAGTTTGTAACTTGGGTTAAATCAATAATCAAATAAACAAGGAGATAATACAATGCCAGGTCACTACGGAAAAATGGGTATGAAAAAGAAGATGCCCGCAAAAAAGAAGACAGTCAAAAAAATGGTTAAGAAGAAGAAGTAATGCCATTTAGCAAATACAGTCCAAAACAAAAGAAGATAGCTAGGGTTGCACCCCCTCGTAACAAGATTACCGGGGCCGACTTCAAAGTACTAAGGGGTAGAAATGCACAGAAAAATACTAACCGTCGCAAGAAAGCTTGAGAAGGCTTCTAAGGCTCACGCCGGGCAAGCCAAGCTTCTTAAATCTATTGTAAAAAATGGCAAAGAAAAGAGCAAAAAGCGGAGGTAAGATATGCCCTGAAGGTAAGGCTTGGGCGAGGCGGACGTTTGACACGTATCCGTCCGCTTACGCCAACCTTGCTGCGTCTAAGTACTGCAAGGATCCAAACTATGCTAAGAAGGCTAAAGGTGGCAAACGTAAGGGTAGGTAATGGAGGATAAAAAACCTAGTATTCGCATTTTTCCTACTAAACATCCTTTTGTTAAAAATAAAGATGGAACTCGTAGTAATGTTAAACTTGCCACATTTTCTTTTGGTGAAGGAGACAAAGAAATGCATTTTGTTATTCCGACGATGGTAGACGGTAAGCAACTCACAAACGATGAGGCTGTAGCAAAGGCTAGACAAATGGGACTTGATCGTTATCCAAAATTTAAGACAGGACAAGAAGCTGATGCTTATTCCAAAAAAATACACGGTAGTATAAATGAACAAGGGTTTCTTTTAAAATAATGGCTCAACTCAAACAATGGCTCAAGCAGAACTGGGTAAGGATAGGGACTGATGGATCGATTAAAGGCCCTTGCGGAACGTCGAAAGATAAGAAAAACCCTGACCGTTGCTTGCCTAAAAGAAAGGCTCTCAGCCTCACGAAAGCGGAGAGAGCAAGCACTGCTAGAAAGAAAAAGAAAGCAGGAGCCAGAGGAAAGACAGTTGTAGCCAACACACCCAGAGCAAAGGTCAGAAGCTAATGAGGAAGGAACACAAAAGTAGAAAGGGAGGACTGACTGCTGCTGGTCGTGCTTACTTTAAGCGTAAGACAGGTGCTAACCTCAAGCCCCCTGTTACTGAAAAAAATCCGACAGGTAAGAGACTTGCCCGGAAGAAATCATTCTGCGCTAGAATGGCAGGAGTCAAGGGTCCAATGAAGGACAAAAAAGGTAGACCAACAAGGAAGGCACTAGCCTTGAAGCGTTGGAGATGTTAATCAATGCAGGAGTACAGGTCATACGCTAGCCTAGATGACCGCATCCTCAAAGACGGGGATGTAGGCTTTGTTGGGTTCAACAATAGGCTTAGACCTGATCAGCTGCAAGGCGGTATGCTGGCTGATGCTCAGAACGTCCGCTTTGACCGCAATGGTGAAGCACAGGTCCGAAAGGGTATCGAGGTCATTGAAGCCCCGTTTGCCGTAGGTGGAGATGTACTTCGACTTCCGACTGAGGCACAAATTGGCGATGGAGTCACAGCTTTGCTTCCTACGACTATTGAGTCAGCAAATCTTGTTGGTTCTGCTAATCAGGTCAGCATTGTCATCAATGACCCAGCAGTAGAGGCCGGGCATACATTTGTAGCTACTAATTCTGTTCACCTTCTT